GACGAGATTGTCATGTACGGATCAAATACCGATGAAATGGTCGCGGAGATAAAAGATAGGTACGGTAATAGAAATGCTATTATCTACCCAGATCCAGCCTCAAGACAGCGCAAAACAAGTGCTGCTGGTCGAACTGATTTGTCGATCTTACAAAACGCAGGATTTAGCGTTAAGGCGAAGAACTCACATGCATTGGTCAGGGATAGAATTAATGCCGTGAATAGCCGTTTACTGTCTGGTGATGGTAAGCGTCATTTTTATGTCAGCCCGAAATGTAAGCAGACCATTAAGTCTCTTGAACGGCAGACGTACAAAGAAGGCACAAGTGTTCCTAACAAGGACGATGGCTTTGATCACATGAATGATGCCGTTGGTTACCTTCTGGAATACTTGTTTCCTGTTCGCACAGAATACGACACACCACAACCCACTAGGTGGACTTGATGAGATTGAACGCAGATACAACACACCCTGATTACGACAAATACGAAAGCCGCTGGGAGTTTTATGCTCGTAGCTATTTAGGGGGAGAAGACTATTTTAATGGCGCATATCTGACGCGCTACATATCCGAAACCAGTGATGACTACGACCGTAGGTTAGACCTCACCCCATTGGATAACCATGCTAAGAATATAGTTCACATCTACAGCAGCTTCCTTTGGCGCGTACCGCCCACCAGAGCATTCAACTCAGCAGCAGGCAACGTAGCTTTAGAGCCGTTCCTTGAAGATGCTGACCTTGATGGCCGCAGCTTTAATGCCTTCATGCGTGAAGCTCAGATATGGGCCAGCGTCTATGGTCATGTTTGGGTCATGATGGATAAGCCTAAATCTACTGCTGGCACAAAGGCAGAAGAACTGGCGCAAGAGATTCGCCCTTATGTGACGATGTTTACTCCTGAAAACGTCCTTGATTGGAATTACGTTCGCAGCCCCAGTGGTCGCTTTGAGCTGGATTACCTGAAGGTCAGGGAAAGCGTTATTCGTGTAGACGAGACTACTACAGAGACGTATTACAGGGTCTGGTACAAAGATCGAGTGGAGCTATGGCATTCGGTTAATGACCTAGATAAGCAGGTCGAAGTTGATGATAACGTGCTTGGCCGTATACCTGCTGTGTTCCTTCCTGCTAACAGAAGTATCACTAGAGGCATAGGGCTAAGTGACATATCAGATGCCAGCTATATGCAGCGGGCTATCTATCAGGAACTGTCAGAAGTCGAACAGCTTATTCGCATATCTAACCACCCCACATTGGTTAAGTCTTTTGGGACTGATGCTAGTGCAGGTGCTGGTGCGATTATCAATATGCCTGATGATATGGATGCCAGCTTAAAGCCTTATCAAATGCAGCCAAGCGGTCAGAACCTTGACGCTGTACGCGCATCTATTCAGGATAAGATTCAAGCTATTAACCGTATGAGTCACATGGGCGCTGTTCGCGGTACTGAGGCAGTTACTATGTCAGGCGTGGCAATGGCTACTGAGTTCCAGCTTCTTAACGCCAAATTATCCGAGAAGGCTGATTTGCTTGAGCTTGCTGAAGAGCAGCTATGGTTCTTGTTCTGCCAGTGGCAAGAGATAACCGCAGACGTTGAAATCTTCTACCCTGATTCCTTTGACCTTCGCGATTACGATAAAGAGCTTATGTTCTTGCAGCAGTTGCGCTCTACGGGCGTTAAGTCAGTAACAATGGCTATGGAGATCGACAAGAAGATTGCAGACCTTCTACTTGATGATGAGCAGCTTGCTAAAGCTCACGTTGAGATTGAATCTGGCACTCAGGTACTAGGCCAATTTGTAGCGCAGGATGAAGAGACAGAGATTTAATGGCAGCAGATAGCGATTATTCTGAAATCTTAGAGCGTCTAGCCGATAGCCATCAAGAGCGATTGGCTGGCGCTTTAAAGACCTTAGAAGACGATGTAGCAAGCCTTATGGCTACTGCTCCAACGAAAGACGGGAAACTGTTTGACTTGGAGTGGGCTGTATCCGCTAGACCGCAAATACGAGCGGCATTAGAGGCTGATTATCTTTCTGAGGTTGATGCAGCAATTAGAGATTACACAAAGGTTTCTGCTGATGCTTCTAAGATGCTTGCCACCTACGGGGACTTTACCAAGTTAGATCAGACAGTTATTAGCCAGTTGCAGCGCCTATCCTTCCAAGGGTTTGAAGGTATTGCTAATGAGTACCTTGATGTAATGGCTAACGAGGTCTACCAAAGCACCCTAACAGGCCGATCATTTAACGACACAGTTAAGAACCTTAGACAGACAATTAATGGCGTTTACATTGAGTCTGACAACCTAGAGGCTAACCGCCTTGTTGATGTTGCTGCTAACGGTACGGCAGCGCAGCAGGCAGACGCTGTAAGGCAATTACAGACGGTCTACGCCAGAGATAGGGTTGGTAATAACCTAAGACGTTACGCAACGCAGATGGCACAAGATAGCCTTATGCAGTTTGATGCCTCAATCAATACAGCTATTGGCAAGCAGTCTGGCGCTACCAAGTGGAAGTATTACGGAGGCACTGTCAGAGACTCTAGGCCGTTCTGTGTGGAGAATGCTGGGCAGGTATTTACTGATGAAGAGATCGAGGAAACTTGGTCTGGTAGCTGGAAAGGTAAAGCATCTGGAGACCCCTTTATTGTTCGTGGTGGGTACAACTGCCAACACCACTGGCGGCCTGTGTTTGATGCAGAAGCTGAAGAAGTTGCAGTTGATGCTAAAAAAGCTCTTTCTGACCTGCCAGAAGATAAAGTTTCTTTGGAAAGTAGTGTTCCTAAATTGCTGGCTAAACAGAAAGTGATTAACAGCCTTTCAAGCAGGACTGCAAAAGCCGCCCAAAAGCCTGACTTTGAAAGTTTTCGAGATCCTAATTACAACGGCAAAAGCCCGCAAGGATACCAGCTCAAGGACGGGGAGTTTCAGACTAGGTTTAATCATGGCTGGACGGCTAGAAGTGGACTTAGCCCGCAAGCGTTTAACCGACAACAATTGAAAGAAAACGTGACTAAGGGGCTTACAGGAGAAACTTTGACAATCTTGGAGTCAGCTTTAATAAAAACCGATGCAATGGCCAAATCTTTTGGAGTGCCAAGGATTAGGAGCATAGGAAAAGCAAAAGGAACTACCATCGCCCAGATGGGAGATTCTGTTTTAGCACTTAATCACAAATACTATAATAACTGGTCAAAGAAAGCCTATGCTTCTCAGGCATCCTTAACTAAAGCCGTTTCTGATCTTGAGGTTAAATTAGCGGAATCAACAATTAAAAAACAGCTATTAAGGTCTGAGTACGATGAATTGAAGGCGGCTTACGATGCTTCTTCTGCTGATGATAAGAGAATTCTAAGCAATGGAATTAGACAGGCGGGCTTGGCGTATAACAAAGAAATCGACAAATGGAACAATACCAGTAAAAAGCTGTTAAGCGCTCAACAGTTGTCTGCACCAGACATTGCCAGCAGCTTTATTAAAGGCGGGAACTTAAAGACTAGGCCACATACCGCTGATGGTTTTTTTGAAAGTTCAGTAGATAAGTCTAATGCTGTTATATTTCACGAATTTGGCCACAACGTACACCAGCAATATAAAGTAACCTCCAAAAATCTAGGTGGCAGATTTACTCAAGATGAGCCGCCTTTAGAGCGCCTGATAGAAAGTATGTATAAGCAAAAGCCATTCTTTCCGACCAAATACTCAGAGTTAAATAGCCATGAATGGTTTGCTGAAAACTTTACCTTGTACCAAATGGGAAGAAAAGATCTAATGGACGATAATTTACTGGGGTTAATAACTGCACTTGATAAAAGCAGCGGAACATTATCCAGATGGAAAAACTTTGACCTGATAAAAGGGGAATATGATGGGGGGCCAAGATAAATGAGCAAGTATTTAGATGAAGCTATCGCGCTTTGCAAGAAAAAAATAATGCCAGATGACATTATAGAGCAGCTAGATAGCTTAAAAGATCAAGCTGATGAGGATGAACAGCAGATTTTTAGCTGGCTTTACGAAGCCGCTTACCTTCAAGTTGACGAATTAACAGAGGAATAAATTATGCCACAAGGTAAAGGAACATACGGCAGCAAGGTTGGCCGCCCCAAAAAGAAGAAGAAAGTTAAAAAGTAACCAATTATGTTACAATCGAGATTCACCATTCCACCTACTCTTTTAGAGGCTACGTCACATGAGCGATGAAATCATGGCAACAGAAGCAGAAACTGAAACTGCGGCAGTACAAAATCAGGAATCAAAGACCTTTACTCAGGACGAACTAGACCGCATTGTCGCGGATCGTGTTGCAAGAGAGCAGCGCAAGTTCGACAAGAAGATATCTGGCATTGATCTGGATGACGCAAAAGACTTAATGGCGCAGCGAGAAGCAGCCCAACTTGAGCGGCAGAAAGAAAGAGGCGAGTTTGATTCTATCCTGAAACAGACGGTCGAAAAGAAAGACATGGAAATACAGAGTTACAAGAGCAAGCTGCAACAAACGCTAGTTGATGGCGCTTTGCTGGGTGCTGCTGGTAACAGTAATGCTGTAAATCCGAATCAAGTTTCACAGTTACTTAAAGGCCAGACTAGACTGTCGGAAGACGGAACAGTCGAGGTGCTAGACGCTAACGGAGTACCGCGATACAATGACAGCGGTGATTTGTTATCCGTAAATGAGATGGTAACTGAATTCTTGACAGTAAACCCGCACATGGTCAAAGCCTCTATAGGTGGAACAGGATCGCAGGGTAACACTGGTGGCTCTACACAGAAGCCTACATCTGTGGCAGATATGGTTGCAAACTGGAACGATGGCGGTAAAGAAGCATTTGCTGCTTTCAAGAAAAAGTAACCAACAAACCACAAACTAATTTAATTTTAAGGTAATTTATCATGGCTGCAACTACTAGTACTACCCTTGACGACCTATTTGTTAACATTGTCGCACAAGCTCGTTTCACTGCTGAAGAGCAATCCCTAATGCTAGGTCTGGTTACAATGTATAACATTCAGGCCCAAGCTGGTAAGACAATCCAAGTGCCAAAATATCCGAGCTTGGTGGCTGCTAATTTAGTCGAGGGAACGGATATGTCAAGCACCACCGTTTCTACTTCTTCAGTTTCTGTAACTGTTGGCGAAGTAGGCGCACAGGTTCTTTTGACTGATATGGCTACTTATGGTGACGGCAACCCTGCTGTTGAGTTAGGTACTGTTCTTGGTAACGCTATCGCTACTAAGATTGATACTGACCTCATTGCTTTGTTTGACGGCTTCTCTGGTTCTATCGGTGCTGCTGGCGCTGAGATCACTGTTGCTGACTTGTTTAAGGCTGCTGCAACTCTACGCGCTAACAAAGTAACTGGCGTGATCAATGCTGTTGTACATCCTTTCCAAGCCTACCAGTTGAAAGCTAACCTAACTAACACCTTCGCTAACCCGAACGGTGGCGATTCGCAGAATGAAGCGATGCGTACTGGTTATGTTGGAACTATCGCTGGCATCAATGTCTACGAGTCAGCTAACGTAGCTATTGACGGTTCTGGCGATGCTAAAGGCGCTGTATTCGCTCCTGAAGCTATCATGATCGCTATGAAGCGTGACTTTAACATTGCGCCACAGCGTGATGAGTCTCTCCGAGCATTCGAGCTTAACGCTACTGCCGTTTACGGTGTTGCAGAGCTTGATGATTCGTTCGGTGTTGAGCTTCTGTCTGACGCTGTACTGTAAGATAGTAAGACTAATAATCTGCCCTCCTTCGGGGGGGCATTTTTTAAAAGGTTAAATAATGGCTTATTCCTCAGACGCTGATTTACTTAAACTGATTCCCGACATTCTTGGTCTGGGCATTGAGTCTTTTGTTCTGGAGCATCCTAAAGCTGAAGCTGATCTTCAGCGAGAGTTACGCATTAAGTGGTGGCCCAGAAAGAACATAGCAGGCGAGATGGATACTACCAAGCTCACCCCTGCACAGTTCACTATGGCGAGTGCCTACCTAGTGTTGTGGCGTTATGCTTTGCCCCAGCTAACTAATTGGGTTGATGGCGACAGATTCGGTAATATGATTGACTTCTACAAAGCGCGTTATGGCGAAGAGCTAGAAGCAGTTTTATCAGATGGTGTTGACTATGATGAAGATGGTGATGGCGCTGTTGATTTTGCTGAGAAGCAACCTGTTGGACAATGGCTTAACCGTTAATGCAAATCAAGATAAACACCAACGCTAAAGAGATAGCCAAGCGAGTAAAGAAGCAAGGCAAGGCATTATCTGCAAGCGTTAAAAAGGCTCTATCTATTACCGCTCAAGCTGGCGTTAATATTATTGAAGCTAGAACCAGTAAAGG